AACTTTTTGCAATATCTTGACGAGCTTGCCTAAAATTGCTCATTACATCTGGTTGATTAAACTTTGTCAGATTACGCTCTGCAAGTTCTTCAAGTTGTTTAGCAGCAAACTTTTGAACTTGAGCCAAACGTATTTGGTCTGGCTTATCAGATCTAAAATTTACATCACTATCAGATCGCAAAACTTTTATTTTTTCAACAAGACCATCACCATCAAAACGTAATTGTTTTAATTCATTTAAAAGATTTAATTCTTCTCCAGACTTAACAAGACCTCTTTTTTGTATTTCTGCAGTCTTAGCATTAATATCATTTAAAAATGGTTTGTCTGCATAGTAATTAGGATTTGCTCTTAATGCATCATAAGCTTGCCCTTTAACACTTCTATAGTCTTGCAATACTTGAGGCGTAATTTCAACATCATCAGCCAACCCCAAAGCTTTACGAGCCTGTGTGTTAACAACCGCTTGATTTTTTATTGATGCAACTTGCTGTGTTGTTTGCTTACCAGAAATACCCTCAAGTATTGAATTTAAAATTGAAGGATTAACTTGAGTTGGAGGCAATGTAGCGCCTTGTGCAATAGCGGCTTGTGCAATTTGTTGCTTACGATCTAAAACTGCTGGCGTTCTTGGGGTACTTAACCCACCAAGAGTAGCCGTAGGAGCCGTTAAAATACCGCCTACAGCCGCTTCATTGATAACTTGGGCAGGATTAATAGTGCCTGTTGTGGCTTGTTGTGCGGCAGCAGAAGAAAGTGCGGCAGTACCTGCACCAGCGCCAATATTTTGAGCCAAAGCAACAGTTTTTGGAGCCGCTTGCATTAATGCAGTAGGTGTTGCAGAAATAATAGATTTTTGCATAGCACCTGGAAGCACTAAGTTAGTAGGATCAAGCAACCCAGTAGCCATACCGCCAACCAATAGACCTGGACGTTCTGTAGCCACCTTATAAGTGCCTTTTAAAATGTCGCTAATGGATTGTGTAGGTTGTGCAACGGGTTGTGGTTTGGTACGATCAATGCCAAGGTATTCATCAGATAAGCCAAGTTTACTTAAACCACCTTTAATGCCTTGAGCCATCAAATCAGCAGCGCCAAATATTAATTGTCCACCAGTAGTCTTGCCACGCAAAACATCTAAGGGGTTAAAGCTTGCGGCAACATCTTGTTGAAACTGCGTCTTTGGCTGAAATGCTTGTTGGCGAACACTCTGCATAAATTCAGCAGAAGTAGGAGCAACTTGTCTTTGTTGTACTTGTTGTTGTGTAGGTACATTAATGCCAGTTACTGGCTTAAACTCTTCAGTTGGAGCTTGTTGTTGGGAAATACCAGTAACTGGTGTCCATTCTTCATCATCTTTTTGAGCCATACCAACCACCTTCTTAACGTAGTTTTGTGTTTCTTTAAATGGAGGAACTCCACCATATTTCTCAACATTACCTGGGCCAGCGTTATAAGCAGCCGCCACCAAAGTGGGATCTTGGAATCGTTCTGTTAACTGGCCTAGATACTTAACACCACCTCGGATGTTATCTCTCCAATCCATTCGATTAACACCAAGATCTTTAGCAGTAGCACCCATTAACTGCATGGGTCCATAGGCACGATCATTAAATCTTGTTTTTGGTCCTATAGCGTTAAATGCACCACCAGACTCGGCTTCAACAACACCCTGCACTAAAGAAAGAGGAACACCTTGACGCTCTGCCTCTTGAGCAGCAAAAGCAAAGATTTCGTCTTTAGTCGCCATGTTATTGACCAATAAACATTACATTACCATCTGGCTTTTTAACGCCATATCTTCCAGATTTACCTTGAACAAGTTGGAATCCTGCTGGTAAAACTGGTGCGCTAGGATTAGCAGCAATTTGCTCATTAAGGAACTGATTAACCTTTGGATGGTTATACAAACGTGGGTTATCAGGAGAGTTAGCCCATGCGGTATAAACAGCTTTAGGATCACCTGTATAGGCATCAATAAATCTCTGTCTAGCATCATCTTTATCTGCGGCAGCAATCTCCAAAGCAGATACATACTTAGTAACAAACTTAGGATCAGTTACACCAGTAGTCGCCTTATCAACAATACCACCCTCAAACGCATTGGCATTGCCTTTAATGTTGCTTAAACCCTTCAAAACACCCTCAGATCGTGTTTTGTTTAGCAAGTTAACATTGCCTACTAATGAATCAAATTTATCGCCAACACCAGGTATAGCCCGCATATAAGATGCGCCTGTAGCAAAAAACTCTGTCAGCTTATTTGGATCAAGTTGTTCGGCAGCATTATATAAATATTCAGCAGAAGTCTTACGATCACTAACAGTCAATGCGGCATCAAGAGCAGTCTTTGTAAACTCATTGTATCGATTAGATGTTGCAAGATTTACTGCTTCTTGAGCAGGAGAAATCTTAGCTACTGCACCTGCAACTCCTCCAACTGGTGGAGCAGTTCCTGCAGCGCCAGTACTAGGAGGCTGAGTAAGAAGAGAAGATCTAGGAACAAAATATGTTTTTCCATCTTTCCCAATAACTTGTTCAACTTGACCACCAGCTTGAGCAAGTGCTTTAGCTCTTTCAATATCTCCAATAGCATTAACAGCACCAAATATTGGTTGCTGCATAAACCCACCGCCTGGACGTGGCACAAGTTCTGTGTTTGTAGATACTTCTGGAGGAGTAGCTAAAATCTTAGACTCCTTGTAAAACTGTGATGGAGCAGAAGCGTATCCACGGGTTAAAGGATTGTATTGAGATACAACACCATCCTTCATAGTTGGTAAACCACTTAAAACATTACCACTAGCATCTACACGCAAATCACCTTGAAATTTAGGTTGCATAGCAGTCAAAGTTTCACGAATCTGAGGTTGTGCAGGATTTCCTGATAAACGCAAAGAATCTAATAAAGCTTGGTTGTAATCAATCGGCTGACCTAATATTTGTTGCTGTCTAACTGTAGCTTCAGGAGTTGGGTTGTAATCAAAAGAAGTATTCTCTGGTAAATTTGAATATGCTTTTTGGTAGGCTTGCGTTGGTGTAGGTGCATATTTACCCATAAACCCTGCAAGCTCTTCTTGCTGACGTTGAGCAATCTGTTGGTCACGAATCATCTTCTGCATATTTAATGAAGTAGATGGAATATCCATTGCAGACTTAAAGCCAGTAGCAGGATCACCACTTAGTAAACTACCCAACAAGAACTGTTGAGTGGCTTGCTTTTGCATGGCAGTTTTTTCAGTATCAGACAATCCCGTCAATGCGGCATCAGATAACAACCCAATATTAAAAGGCATAATTTACTCCTTAACCAATACCTAATAAACCAAGCAAACCTTGGCGTGATGAAGATGATGCCTGAGTTCCTGAACCGCCACCAACATTGATACCCAATGCTTGATTGAGAATCTGTTGTTGCTCCAAAGGAAGATTGCGGATTGCATCCAACTGATCTTGTGAGAATCTTTGTTGTACAGCACCTTGTTGTGCAAGTTGATTTGCACCTGCAAAGCCCATTTGTTGACCTTGACCTGCAATTCCCGCCACTTGACCAGCCGCACCTAAACGCTGTGAATTGGCTTGTAATCCTGCCGCTTGATTTGCTAGGTTTGCTTGCAAGAAACGATCAGCATTAGCCAATCCAACTTGGTTTTTAGAAGCTTGATTAGCAAGATTAACTTGTTGTATGTTTTCAGTATTAAGCTGACCAACATTAAAGTCATAACCTTGATTTGCTAAAGAAGCCCTTAACATTGCATCTTGGTTAGCTTGAAGAGCTTTTAAAGCAGCGTCTTGATTAGCTAAACCAAACTGTCCTGCTAACTGCAAAGACTGCTGAGTTGTAGCCAAATCTTGAGATTGATTTAGTTGCTGCGATAACATATCACGAGCCAAATCAGCTTCAGAAGCACGTTGTGCGGCCTCATAAGCATCGGCATTTTGTTGCCTAATAAACCTTTGGGCAGAATCTCCATAAGCACGATTAGTTTCTGCCTCTGCTACACCTTGGCGTGATCCACCAAAAGATTTAGCCGCAGTTGCTTTTGCTGAAGTTTGTATTTGCTCAAGTTGTCTAGCACGTTCTAAATCAGTTAAGCCTTGCTCAGTAACTGCCTGAGTATATGGATTCATGTATTTCTGAATGTTCTGGTTTAAGAACGAACCAGCCGAAATATCACGAATATTTGCACGAGCTTGCGGTGCAATTTGTCTTAATGCTTCAGAAGCAACATCAGCACCAGAAACTCTTTCTGATGCAATACGCTCTGCATTAACATCACGAACTGTTCCACGATTCAATTGAGCCGCATTAGCCAATGCCGCTTCAACTTCACGAGAAGTTACTCTTTCAGGTTGGTATAGTCCTGCACTTGTAGCTAAGTTAGACGCAGTACCAAGCTGACTCATTTGCCTACTATTAGGGTCTGCAAACTGGCGAGAGACATTAAAAGATGCCATTTGGTCAGGAGTAAATCCTGCAAACTCTCTAGGAGCTAGACCAGCGGCAACACCTTGTGACTTTTCGACATTAGCCAAAAATGCATCACGCATTGCAGGATCTAACTGCTGCTGACTTGAACTTCCACCGCCTAGAGACATATTATTCCCCTTGTATCCATTTAATTGCATCATCATGTGACGTAAAATATCGCCACATTTCCGTACTTACATCTCTCATTGCTTCTTTTCCTCTAAGCAATAAGACAATCATTGGTGCTATTTGTAATGAAATAATACGCAATGTGAGCGCATAGGCTCTGTCGTTGGTATTACCACTTTCAAGTTCTACAGAGTCTTGCCAAGCATTTATACTCTGAACCACTAAAGGCATTAAAAATGTCTTATTCTGATTAAAGAACTCATTTGTAGGTAGCGTCACCAGAGCATTCCAAAAGACAATATCTATGTCTTTTCTGCTAGGCTCTTTATCCTTGTCTACCAAATCATCCCATAACTCAGCAATACTTGATAAAGCGACTAAAAAGTCTACAGCACTCTGGTTGCCACCAAACCATTCTAACAGTTTGGCATTCCTTAGTTCACGCCAATCTTGAGAATCATGGTCAATCATAATATTTACTATTAAAAATAGCTAGTTTTATCTCAAACTACCAAGTTTTCCATCAAACCTAATAGTACCAACTCGCCAATCAGTTAATCTAACTCCCTCAATCTTGGCGGCTACTTGTCTTCCGCTTATGCGTACTGAAGTAGGATTTGCCATTGAATATGGGCCATAGTTATATTCTGTTGAATTAGGATAGAACTTGGTGCTAAACCGAACCTGAACATCACCCGCAGTCTTTTCATCAGGAACTAATCCTGTAAGACTCATGGTTCTATCTCCAACCCCTAGTTCTACGGGTCCAGACTCAGCAAATAGTGTTTGCCCATCATAAGCAAAGCCAACTTCATGCTCATAAACAAAGCCATCTGTTGAAACCATAAGTGGGTTATTAAATATTCCACGATCTGTACCGCAGGTACGAGCTAAAGTGCCAATAGCCCAATGATTCTCACGATAGTTGTAAGAAACATAAGAATCTACTTCATTAGAAACAGAACTTGGGTAAAACCACCAAATCTCACCAAATGTAGAGTTGTGTACGCAATAAACCTTGGATGACTGAGTAACATTTATGTTACTAAACACATAATCAGAAACGTCTGACTTTAAAGGTTTTACAAAGCCATCGTATATCCAGAAGCCTGATCCAGACATCCAAATACAGGCATTATCAGTAGCGGCTACTGCTTGCTTAGAAATAACACCACAACCATTACCAACACGCTCAAAGCTATAAATGAACGGAGGACCAATATAAGTGGCAGTATGTACATCCACATCAGTAAAGAGAATGGTAGCCCCACGAACCCGTTTAGCGCACATTAAAGAGCCAACAGTAGTTAACTCAAAGTCACCAGCTTGGTTTGTGGCGGCAGGAGTCCAAACAGTATTGTTTTCTTGGTCACACCATTGAACTTTACGAGGATTACCACTTGCTCCCAATGCGAATAAGAATCGTTCTTGAGTAACAATAAGACCTGTACAGCTAGTTGGTGCGTTAGTAATAGCAACCGCATCACTAGCGGTGTTTAATTGCCATTCAAGCAACTGTCCATCTTTGGATGAACAAGCAACCAGATATTCGCCAAAGGTATCCAAGCTCCAAGTGGTAGCAGGGGTATATGAGCCTAAATCTGGTCTAGCAACACCATAGGCTGCTGTTCCATAAGTTCCATAACCATAACCAATCTTTAGTACTGCATCTGCATCACCAACAGTAAATGTTGTAGGTGTAATGTCAAACAAAGTACCAGCTTCATTCATTGCATATAGCTTTGAATGTGTACCAATTCCGATACGTCTGTTATTGGAGTTATCACGCCAGTTAATCAAACCACGAGCCAAACCCGTCATTTGACTAGCAGAACGCTTCCTCCATCCACCTACAGGGCGAATAGTATTTTCGTACCAACGTACCAAATTTGAGCCGTTCCAACGCCCTTTAGACTGATATTCAGTCCCGTTTTTGTATACGCCTGGAGGAATTTGTAGTGGAATGTAAGCCATATCTGTATTCTATTCCCTAGGTAGGTTGGAGACAAAGCTAATTGTAGCAATTACAGATGGAATTGATGGCCTAGTTGGTGTTGAACTAGCAACGTAATGTTCAATATATGCCCCAACGTCACTTGTTCTCCAAACAATTTGGACATAATCATTTGCATTTAAATCAACAAAGAAATTTACAGCACAAATAATATGAAATGGATCTCCTACTCCTTTTCTTGGAGCTAACCCATATCTACTGTTAGATTTATCTATATTTGTACCATTTTTTCTAAACCAAACATCTATATCTTGAGAAGCGTTTGTTGTATTTACTAATTGGAGAGAAAACTGAATGTTATAAATTCCTGAGTCTGTAACATTAAGTCTTGAACTGTTTGATAAAGTGACTCCATTTGCGAAATCAGTTGTATCAAAAGTTATAGGATAAGCAGTAGTTGTGTTGGCAGCGATCTGATCTGTGCCATCTTGAAAAGCACCATAAGGGTTATTCAGGTACTTGCCGCCCCTTGGCCCAATAACAGACTGTATTGCGTTAAGCAGCTTAGTAAAAAACAACCTCAAAAGTCCATTATTTTGATTTTGAAGACTTTGAGAATAGACAATTCCTGATGTACCCAAAGAAGGTATAGCAGGAATATCTAGTTGTTGTTTTACATTAGCCATTACTTTTTAAGCCATGTTTGCCAAACTGCACCCGCAGCAATGACTAAACCACCAATCCACAAAACTGGTTGAGCAATAGATGCTATCCAGTTAAGAACCTTTACAGCACCCTTGGCAGCGTCAATAGCAGTTACAAGGTCTTTAGTGTTCTTATCTATCTCATCTACCTTTGCTTCAACAGCTAGTAGACGCTCATAGATTTGCTCATGGCTTACATTGTTCATGGTGCATCAGGCCAAGTAATAGTCCAAGGGAATCCTGACTGAGTTGGAACATCACGCAATGCTTGGCGATAAACTTCCCATGCGCCAGGAATGTTGGAATTTGTTTCCAAGTTCTTAATAACAACCCAATCGCATTCTTTCAGCTTGTCATCACGGGTCTGACGTACAGACTTAGCTTGATCTGCATCCTTAGAAGCTTTGTAAGCCACTTCATGTTCAGCAGCAGTAGTAGTTACACCATCTTCAGTAGTATCTACAAAGACAGGACCAAGGATATGTTTGGTATACCACTTGCCATCAATTTGTTCAACACCAGAAGCTTGAGAGTATTGGTAAACAGTACCACCAGTAGCTTGTGCGCCTTCTAAGACTACATCAGCACCCAGAGCCTCTAAGACTTCAGTTGTTGTTATGTGCCATGATGGGCCACCATTGGCTTTTGTGTATGCACGAAATTCTGCTTCGTACATTACTGCGCCTGTTGATTGGATTCTGATTTGCATTTTAATTACCTCAAGCAATTGCTAAAAAGATGTATGTGGCAGCACTTACATTGATTGCCGCCAAGATGGTTGAATTCAACGCAAAGCCTGTTGAAACTGTTGTTACAGAACCAAGGGTTGCAGACTCAGCCGCTGTGCTGTTTATACGCAAATACGGGTCTGTCAATACAGTCATGCCACGGGCTGTGTCGTATGTGTACCAATCACCAGTTGAGTCTGTGCGCTTGATAAGCACAAACCTTGCACCGCTAGTAAAACCGCAGTCAATAGTTTGTGTTGAGCCATTTCCTGTGTAGCTTCCTACTTTTGAAACACCTGGGCAAGAGGCAAACAAATATGACACCCAATTAAAGCCAGACTGAGCCAAATCAGAACTAACAGTAAATGTCGTAGATGTTCTATCGTAAATAAAACCAGGAGATGCGCCTGAATTTGCTTCAGCGTTACTATTATTTAAAGTTAAATAATTAGTATTTGGGTTCACTAATCCAGCCGCAGTAGTTGCCCAACCATATGATGTTCCATTCCTATATTTGTTAATAATAAGTTCTGGAACGGCTTGCAAATTGTGATTTATAACTAAGTTAGCCCCCGCACCTGACCAGCAAACCTCATCAAAGAAGCTAGGAGCACGTCTGAAGAAATCATAAATAAAAGCTGAGCCTGAGTTGTTTGTGTAACCTTGGTTAGCCGCAAGAGAAACTCCATCTTGGTCAAAGCTATTTATGCCATATGAGGGAGCACCAGTTTCATCTGCGGCTGTAAGATTTTTAAATAATGTTGCAACAGGCCCTCGTAATTTGTCATACAAAACATTGTCATTACCCGCTGAATCCCTGTATTGCGACCACATCATGTCAGGCGGGAAGCCAACACCAGTTACAGATACTGCTGTGCTTGTACCTGTTCTTGTTACGGGCGCAAACACACTAGTCCCACTCGTAGGCACTTTCATCGGGCCTCTGCGAATGGCTATGTAGATGTAAGTGTTGCTTGAATTATTTAGTGCCGCTGTGCTAGTAACAATTTGAAATCCTGTAGCCAAAGGAATAGCCGCATTTTCCGAACCTGTAAATGCGCCCCATGTGCTTTCTGCCGCACTTGTGTTTGCAACAAGATATGCGTCAGATGGTGTTGCAGTTGTGCTGTTTACAAAACCACGCATTGAGTCAATCATTACCCAATTTCCAGTACCGCCAGTTGCTCTTTTTACCATCAACCATTGAGGCTCATAGCCAAGCGATATTGTTGGGCCAGAAGCAGAACCATTACCCGTATAAGACCCACACGAAATCACATTGTCTGTACCAGTTAGGCCAAAGCCTCCTGCGTTGTGGGCAAATAGGTAGGCTACGTAAGTTTCACCCGTAGTCATTCCTTTAATTTGAAAATCAGTAGATGTTGGCCCTGTTCCCCAAAT